TTGCGGGAAAGTCGACAAGGGAAACGGCATCAATGCCATCAGTATCTTTATCAATAATTAATTCCACGATTCTCATAACCTATAAACGATTTAAAATTTGATTGTTTTATTTTCACTACATAGAGGCAGAGCTAATGATATTCCTATCTAAGCTTTGTGCTGTCGTTACATCCTTTGAAACTACATAGGCTTTAATAGGCTGGCTTGATTGATTGCCTATTGATTGAGCTACTTGGTTAATCCCGCTTGCTCCTACTACGTTAAATCGAGGAGCTGGAGGCGCAACCATTCCACCACTCATTCCACTTCCTCCTTGAATACCTGAAGAGTTAATTGCATCAATACCTTGCTTTGCTGACATAATTGCGGAGGCAATACCTACTGCACCCGCTGCTAATTCAGCAATACCAGTTGGGGAAAAATAGCCCGCTTTAGCCGCATTCTTTTGAGTATTAATAGCAATTGAAGCAACTGCCGAAGCTTGGTCTAATATGATTCCAGCAATAGCTAAGTCTTTGTTTTCGCCAGCTACTTGTTGCAATAGTCTTCCCGCTGACATCATTACATCAACATATTTCAATTGCAAATCTTTACGAGTTTCAAAAGCTATTTGGTCTACTTGAGCTTGCTTAATTACCCTTTCTTGTTCAAGTTGAGCATATAGATTATTTTTCTCTCCTAAGTCTTGAGTAATCGCATCTATTTCTTTTGCTCTTCTTTCGTACCATAAATCCAAAGCCTTTTGGTCGTTGTTGGCTTTCATGTCTTGGATTTCGTCATTATAGCGTTGTTCTAAATCCGCCAATCCTTTTAGATAATTTTCGTACTGCTCTTGTGCATCACGATATTGCTTTGCGTTTAAATCTTCTTGTTGCTTAACCTCCTCTTTCTTAATAGCAACTCGCTTATCCGCGTTTTCCTTTTCAGTTTTAGTAAGTCGTTTTGTGCCTTCCTCAAACCTTGTAATTGATTCGTTATAGTTCTTGCTGAAATCGGTAACGCTTGATTTAGCGGATTCCCAAGCACCTGCAAAATCTCCAGTAACAAATTTATAAACTGCACTACCTAAACTTCCTAACGATTGAACTACCGCTGAAACCGAAGAGTAAACTACAGCAAACGCATCGCTAACATATGGCAAAGCTTTTAATGCCAAGTCTACCATTAAATTAAATAAAGGCTCAACAATAGCGTAAATACCATTGAAGATTCTTTCCATTCCAATAAGCAATGGCTGAAGCTTTTTAGTTGCTTCCGAAGAGTTGTTAAATGCAGCTACTAATCCACCTACTAATGATACAAGTAAGCCAATTCCTGAAGCTTTCAATGCTCCGCTAAATGATTGAGTTGCAACCTTTGCTTTATTAATTGCAGTACCAAGCATTCCTAAAGGTCCGCCAGCGTTTTCTAATGTATCAATCCAATCAGATGAAGCTGCTCTCGAAGATTTAATCTTATCTTCTAAGTCATCAATTTGGTTAAATATCTGCTTAAACTCCTCCGATCCCGCAGCAGTATCTTTTAATTGTCTTTTTAACGCTTTTAATTGCGCAATAGAGCCTTCTAAATTGCTATTAACTTGTAAGTCTACCTCTACTGTTTTTGCCATTTTATTTGTCTTTTAATTTGCTTGTATCCTTTTTTAAATGTGTTAGGCAATTCATACTTGCCTTTGGCAATTTCTATTACTTCCGATTGCCCAAAATGGTCTAAAGCAATAAGTAAATCAAGTATCTTTTTTATCATAGCGTTATTCTAATTACAGATGTATATTGCCCCCAAGTATCAACGTTATAAGTAGGAGTGCCTGAAATATGAGGCAGTCTAATTTGGTGCGTTGCTTTAGTATAACCATTATTAAATGGATTTGTAATAATTAGCAATGCTTCTGTTCCATCCGCTGAAACTTTATAAGCTGATATTGGAGCTTTAGCTTGGCAAAGCATTACTGGAATGTTTGAGCAATTGGCATCGCTGTCAGAAGTCCATGCTCCATTCCAATAAATTTGAGGCTTTAACCAACTTGTACTTGCTCCTACAATATCTCTATTTTGCATTACTTGCCAATAGCCAATATGAAACCAATCGTAAAGACCATTGTCAGCTATTGCTATATCTCCCCAATAATATACAAGCGGATTATCATTATCTACTCTATCGTGATTGTATTCTCCGCCAATAGGCATAGGAGAAGGTGACCATAAGTAAAGACCATCCCCATAAGCAAAAGACCAAACCGCAAGTGATTGATTCATTGATGGCGCAACGCTTGGTCTGTATCCTAACATTGAGCCATTTTGAACTCCAGTACGAGCAAAGTAGAAGTCAGCTTGATTAGGCTCTTGTAAAGACCAAAAATAGCCCATTACCTTTTTGGCTTTTGCAGCTTCAGTTCCAATAATATCTACGATTAATTTTCTTGTCATATCGTAGTTGTGAACAAAAGCGTAAAGCAACCAATTTGGTCTACCCATGCTTACATAGTTAGCCACATAAAATGAATCGTAAACGTCAATAGCTCCCTCGTAAAATCTATGATAGTAAACCGCTGACTTATTTTTAGTCCCTAATAAATAATAGTTCTTGTAATCATCAAATAAAGAAGTAGCCTTAGCCTCTGTTATAGTTCTATCTACTACATCGTAAAAACCAGCTCCGCCTGATCCGTAATATCCTCTTTGATATAAGCCTTCCGCATAGTTACTTAAACGAGGATAAACGCCTCCGTCCGATACCCAATCTTGAGCAATAGAATAAGCTTTGCAATTATCCCAAATTGATTTATAAACCGATCCAATTGTAAAACTATCCCTTCCAAATTCAGCTACATATTCAAAGTCAAATTGTAAGTCTATTCCCGTAGATGGATTAACTGGATTTACAGATGTCCCATTTGGATTAAAGAAATTTAAAAATAAAGTAGCTGGAGCTGTATAATTATAATTACCCTCATAAGGTACTAATGTCCATTCGTGAGGATTAATTTGCGCATAAGTTTTTGTGCCTTCTCCGTAAACTGAATATCTCCATTCTTCTCTTTCTTCAGGAATTACTGCCAACGATTCAAGCAAAGCGCAAATATAACTTACGTCTGTTGAGTTGCTAAAATTAGGAGTAACTCCACGAACAAAACCGCTTGCCGACTTTATAAATGAATCGCCATCAAAAACGTGGCGTTTATTAATTGGCACAAAATGAAAGATATTATTAGAATCCGCTACGGGGTCTAAGTCTTTCCGCATAAAGTAATCGGAATTACTTGGAGTACCAGTAACAAAATTCTTTAAATACAACATTGGGGAATAATTATACCCTTTGTTGTTTCTTGTGGAAGTTCTCCATTGTCTTGACACGCTTCCAAAAGTCCCCGAATTCTTAACTACGCAATCAAGGATAGGATTCTGTACCGAGATAAAATTCTTTTGATTCCCATTCTTATCTAAAATTGGCAATGTATTAGGGAATCTTCTAAAGAAACTAATATGATTAAAATCTTCTTTTGGAAAGAAATAGTCGGGTCTAAAATAATACTTTAAATCCCCTAAAACGGTAGCTCTATTTCTATCGGATGCAATATGTACAATTGGAAATGTAAAATTGTTAATTTCGAATCCCGCAATAATAGTTCCATTAAAGTTATTTGTCCCCCATTTGCCAATCGTAATTTTAAGGTCGTAACCTTTCATGTCCGATAAGTCAATATTTGTCAAAGCATCTGTACGATATTCGCCGTATTCTACTTGCCATTTTTTAACATCTGATTCGTTTGGCTTTTGTGTCCAAAGTGCATCCGTTAATCTATTGCTTGAATCAAGCGACATATTAGTACCCCACCACCAGTTATCGAAGTAATTATTAGAAACCTGAATGCCTTGTGGATATTGAATAATTGAATCGTCAACCCAACTTACATCGGTAGTTGACTCAAGTAGCTCTTGAGCTGTTCCAACAATTTTACCACTGCTATTTAATGTAACATAGTAAGACTTAAATTGTGGGGAAGGTATTACATAATTACCCGCTGGAGCTAAATTTGTTTTCTCTACGTTTGTGTAAAATGTCGTAGTCGAATCCAATAAGCTATTGTTTGCGTATAAAATAGCAGAATTGACGTCTTGGTCAAGATTCGTTAATTTTGTTCTTGCGTCTGAAAGTGAAGAGAATGCCATTTTATTAGTATAGAGTGTAGTATGTAATTGATTCGTTTGTAATTGTCGGACAACCCGATTCGCCAGTTGTTGTAATTGCTAACAAAGTGCCGCTTGGCTCGCTTGTTAATACCGAACTAATTGTATAAGTATCTCCGCCATTTGTAACTCGTTCATCAATTACAAAATCGCCAATTGTATATTCTTGTGAATAAGCAACTGAAGCATCTTCACAATTGTAAAGTTCGTACCATTCAGTTGTAGGAACTGGAGGAGCTTCCGTATCAACTCTAAAGTCATTAATCAACTCAAGGCTTACCTCGCCAGTTGTTAAATCGGTAGAATACGAGTTAATAGTATAACGCTTATCCCTTATTACAAGCCTATCGTTTAAGTTTAAGGCAGTTAAAAAAGGAATTGGCATAATTGCTTTAATGCTTACAATTCGAGCCTTTACACTAAAGATATTTGTAATGTAATCATCGTAGTAATTAGCATACAAAGTATTAGTTTCAATCAAATTTGTAAAGCTTGATTGTTCAGCTCCGAAATTTATTGACCAATTAACGCTTGAAATATTAGTGTCTTGACCGAATACATTGTAAGCTAACGCTGTGGTTGTAGTCGATCCGTCATTAATCTTAAATGAAGTAGAAGTTAACGATCCGTATTCATATAAAATAACTGGCTTTGGTATGTAATTATCAAAACCAACTTTTAATGAATAGCCAACTTGTAAGTCAGTACCCGTAAACTTTTGAAATAATAGGTTTTCAAATGGCACTTCAATCTTGTACTCTTCGCCATCGCTATCTAACTCGTAATTTAAATCTCCGTATTCGTGATTAGCAATAGATAAGTATTGCTTATTCATGAAGCTTTCGCTTGGCTCGTAATTGAATTTAATCTGCTTGTAAGCCTTTTGTCTTGCAACGTTAATTTCGTCAGCTACAACGTACTTAGAGATGTCTTTAATTTGCCCCGCATTATACCAAGATTCAATTTGCTCAATTTTGAATATCGAATCCTCAACCGAATAGCAAGTAAGATTAAACATCTTTAGAATTCCCATGAAGAATTCTTCTAAGCTCATATCGGGCATATACGAAGCGATATTTAAAATCGTTTCCGTAGTTTGACTTGTGCTTTGTGTTACCGTTACATCGCTTGTTATTGTGCTTCCTACTTTTGTTTCAAAGTAATAAACCGAAGTATAAGTTACTGGAGAAGTAGCTGAAATATGAAATGTGTAAGCTCCTGATTCGCCAAGAGGAGCTTCCAAGTACATTGGCGAAGTTTGTGTAACATAGCTTTGCTCGCTTAATTTAATTCCGTTACGATAAACGTAAAAAGTAAATGGAGTCCCCGAAGAAGTAAACGTAAAAGTAATATGGCTTTGGCTTAAATAAGCTGGCGCAATTGGCTTAGTATATGTTAATGTTTGTAATAGAACATTGAACATTCCTTGAGTGCCAGTAGTCGAAGTATTTGTTTGGAAATTAATCCTTGTAACTCTAAACTTTTGCTCGAATAAGTCAGTATTTTTTAACCATAAAAAAGCACGAGTAAATCTTGAATCAGTTAAGAAATTGCCTTGAAATGTTAAGCCTAAATTATTAGCAATAGCATCAAAGATACTCGCAACTTTCATTGCGGGAAATAAGTCCGAAGTATAAATTGGCGTTGAAGTATTTGATATATCCCAATTACTTACCGCAGCTCCGCCTCCTCCATATTGCCAAACATTCTTTGAGCTAATTAAAGGAAACTTTACATCAAGATTTGCTAAAGTAGTTACACGAGTTTTAACCAATGTACCACTATAAGCAAAGTCATAAGAACTAAAGTCTATGTCTTTTAATTGCTTGCCAGCAAACGCATCTTTTAGGCTAATCAAGCTACCGATAAAAGTAATTTGATAATTGTCAATTACTCCGTTTTTATATTGCGCTTTTTCTAATTGCACCTTACCTTTTCGGAATGGAATAGTATCAAGCTCAATATAGGCATCAACTCTTTTTCTTGAATCAAAGCCATTATCAATGGAATTTTCGTACCAATGCTTAAAGATAGAGTTGTTAATATCTGAAGCGGGAACGGTAAACGATTGACTAAAGTCAGTAAAGACTTTGCCAATATCATTTACATCTTGGATTGAGCTTGTAATGCTAATTGTTTCGTCATTGAATAGCTCAAGTCTTTTAGCAACTCCACCAACATAAATATATACTCCAACTATTACCATTAAATTACATTGTTAATTAAGTTATAAGCATATTCAAATTCCATCGTATAATTAATGTTACGATCCATTAGCGCAGTCTTTAAACTTGTGCTTGTTGTCTTACATTCTACGGGTTTACCGTCTAACAAAATTGCCTCCGATAAAATTAAGTCTTGAATTAAATCCGAATAATTCTCGTTAACCCATCCAGTGTTTAATACTACCGATTGGCTTCCATTGATATTAAACGAAGTGCTTTGTGGTCTGCTTGTGTTATAATCAATCGCATCGGGCATCGTTTTGTAAGTAGTCGATTCCGTACTGATTGAATTAGTTTGAGCCTTAAAGAAACTCAAGAACTGCCAACCGCCAAAACGATTTACAAATGAGCATACAACTGGAGTATATTTAACTTCGCAAACAGGTGTAACTCTAAATGTTTTAGTAGTAACCACAACTCCACCCGACCAATAACGAATCGTTAATGTATTCCCATTTTTATACTTTACCGAAGAAGTGCTAAATGGAATCGATAGCATATTTTTAGTAGCTGCATCAGAAGTATTAATCAAAATAGTTAATACCTCATTTCTTCCATTCAAATCTTTATAACTAATATCTACCTTATCTCCTAATGAAGTATTTACTGCAACATTAACAAAAGGAATATTGCCTAATGTATATTGGATTTCCTTAGCTGAATCCGCAAGCACCACAAAAGCACCTGAAGCGTCTGTATGGTTATAGCCATCCAAGTACTTTGTGTATCCATTTACTCCGATATAGTCAATGGTATCTACCAAAGTGTACGATCCGTAAGTAGTTTCCTTGTATCGCTTAACTCTTACATTGCACCACATTGAATTATTCGATTCAGTTGGAGCTATGTTGTCAATATATTCACGAATAAAAGAAGATATATTGTAGCTGTTTTCGGTTTGAGTAGCTGAAGCATTACGCTTACTTAAAGTATAAGTAGCTGAAGCTGGCACTGAAGCTGGAGCATTCCAAATGAATAGCTCAATTTTACTACCTACTTGCCCACTTTCATCTATTAAAATAAAGTATGGGCTTCTTGCATTAATTATCATTTCGTATTCGTTAAATTATAATCTACTAAAGTGTCAACATCTGCTGCAAAGGAGTTAATCATATCGTTCTCAATATACTTCTTGTATCCAGCTTGGAATGGCTTGGTAAAAAACAAAGTAGATTCCAATCCCTTATTCCAAATGCTTCGAGTAATTAAGTAAGCCGTTGAATCGTAGCTCAAGAACTTGCCCGTCTTTTTATCTCTAAATTGAATTCCTCTTTGCTTAACCCACTTATTAATCCCTTGAGTTAATCCTCCGCTTCCTCCTTTGCTAAATTTAAATACTGAATTTGGTGCTTTGTTTCCGCTTGTCTTTCCTTTAACCCCTTGGTCTAAGTATTGACCGTAGTCATTCATTCGAAAGCCTACAACCGCATACTTATCTTCAATTAAAATATCGCCTTTAATTGAGTTGTACAAAGACTTAGTATTATTATGATTTGTCCTTGTCAAGTTTGACTTGGATTGTTGCACCACATAATCCCGATACTTCTTTACAAGCGCATAAGTATTTTTTAATTCCATTAGCAAATGGTCATATCTTGTGGAATGCTTACATCAAAAGTTAATGTCCATCCCGCAATCTTGTTTTCAAATCTATCAACAAATGGCTCAAATGAAGGAGTACCAGTAATTTGCACTAACTCATCAAATAGCTCCCCACGAATTAAATCTAAATACAATCTATTCCCGATTGATAATTGAGTATTTAAGACATCGTGAGTATTATCATTTCCCTCAAATAAAGAAGTAGTTTCTGACTTGCTTTCGTCAACAATATCCATAAAAAGAATGGACAAATTAAAGGAAAGAGTTTGAACGTCAGGCGTAGCGTTGTTTACAATTATATGAGTTAAAGGGAATATCGTTTGCTTATTCAAGTCAATGTCGTAAATATCCCCAATAGAAACCGAATTAATAAATCCAGTAGCTTCTAAGTATGTCTTTAGCCTATTGACTAAGTAATAGTATCCGTTCATTTTAATTGCTTATTAATCATTTTAGCTTCTAAATCATTCTTTTGTTTCTCAAATGTTAGCCATGTAAGGCACTGATTTAGAGAAAGCTTGGTAATATCATCAAATCTTCTAACATCGCCTTGAGCAAGAGCATAGAGTGAGGAGTACCATCCCCATCTTTGCCCGAATTGTGCTTGTTCAGAATACTCATTGCCTCCTGATTCCCCTCCAAATAGGTCAGTGTACTTTTCAGCAACTCGTTCCCTAAATGATAAAAAAAAACCCTTGCTCCTAAAACAACATCTAATGGCGCATTCTTCATTACATCGGAGTAAGCATCCGATCCCAAATAAGGCTCAATCGTATATTTGCCTCCAATCTTTGCTTTAATTGGTCTATATAAAACAGCCATTGCCTTATGTAACTCTTTCCAATCGTTAATATATGTATCTAAATCCATATATTCGCCTGATGTAATGTCCTCCATATTTGGAATGAATCCAAACTCAACGCCACCAAGCTTAAAAGTCTTTACAAGCTTATGGTCTTTATTGAACATATTTGTTAGGATATTATTAATATCTAATATGTCCTTGTATTTAATTTGAGGCACGAGCTTTAAATCTATACCGCAAAATATCTCAATCATTTTGTGATGCAAGAATTCCGAATCTTCGTTGTTCTCCGCAATCTTTAAAAACTTTTGATAGCGAGCCAATGGCACTTCGCTTAAATCCGTAGGAATAGTAATTTCTACCTTCATAATTTATAAACGAGTTAAGTTTTTATTTGTTACTCTAATAAACAAAGTATTGCCCTTTGCTTGGATTAGACAAGTGATAAAAGACATTGTATCGGATAGCATCAATAGCGTGATTGAAGTTATCAATTACCAAGCCTGATTTCTTATCCGAATAAATATAGTTATTAAATTCCTTTGCAATGTTTGAGCTGTTAGGCTCTAAGATAATTTCGTAGTCTTGCATCATAGCAATACCATCATTAATAGAGCCAGCTGGCTTATCTACTTTAACAATATTACATCCTCTATGGCTAAGTTCATGTATTAGTCTTGGCTCTGCACTATCAGCAACAATAAGATTTTTACCGCAAATTTGCGTGTTAATCACCGCAATATCTGATGTAGTAAGCTTTGGTTTATACAAATGCTCCTTGACATATATCTTTCTCTTGTTCTTATCAATAGCAACCTCTACCAATGTAGTTGGATCGATAGAGAATCCAAAGTCTTGCCCGAATGAAGATTGTAGCCTATCAGGATTAAATTCGCCAAACTTCCAATTAGTAAATACAACACCTTCTGCTTTGTCAAGCCATCCCCCAAGAATAGTATGCTCAAACTTCTTAGGATTGTTTTTCTTTAGTTGCTCAATCTGATTAATAAATGATTCAGAAAGATATTCAATATTATCTTGGTAAGTAGTATGGATGTAAGTTGTATCGCCTTTGCTTAATGTTTCTCCAGCTTCAACTCCGTTTTGCTCAAAGAAGCGATTGTAAATAAAATGCTCCTTTGTTGTCGGATTCAAAATAAGTATAACCCTATTTTGTTTTTGTGAATTACGAACTGATAAGTCAATCTTATCAAATATATCCTCCTCAACTAATTCTTCCGCCTCGTCAAGAATCCAAGTCGTAACACCTTGTAATGATTTCAAGTTTGCAGTTTGAGTACCTGAAGATGTCTTGATTCCCTTAAATAGAATCTTACTACCAGTACGAAGATTT